ATAAATGATAAGAGATATTTTAAAAAATTTAATACAACAATTATTAAAAAAGATTTGTTATATATTATTGGTAGTATTGAAGATTTAGTTCCAGTTAAAGAAAGTTTAGAGGAATTATCGTCTTCTCATACGACCCCCCGAGAGGCGTCCTCCGGATAGACCTCTAACACCTCCCGCAACTTTTTCAATATTACCTAATTGAGAAGTGAAAGGGGCGAGTTCTGGGAATGCAACAGTCATCGCGGGAGCAACTTTCTGTGCTACTTGTGCTCCTCGTTGCACTCCTCGTGCAAGTTTATTAACGAATGATTTTAGAGACGAAAAGAAACCTCCGCCAGTCAAAGATTTCATATGAGCGTAATCCATGTGAGGTTGTGATGGTTGTCTGCTTTCCATAACCATTTCATTTGTTAAACCTCCTAATGTTGCTCTACCAACATTTTCAGCAATTTGAAAAGTTCCTTGCATAATAGTGCAAAAATACAATTCACCTTCAAAAACATTACCAGAAAGATTGGTAATATCCAATGTTACTTGAATGACATGCTGTCCGCGACAACCAGCACTTTCATTATCCAAAAGTCCAATATCTTTACCCATTTCAATACAAGCAACCGACCCACGGTGCTTATTCCATTGCGTCCATGATAGATTACAACCATTTCTACGAGACATTTCATAAAGTTGCTGTGTTGTAGAATTATTCAAAAGTCCGCTCTCGTTATTCCATTGAACGCTCATTCCATCAATTCTACAAAAACTATCAGCAGTTTCAAAATTTGATGTAGCACGAGACCGTCTAACAAATAGATATAATTGACGAGGAATTTGAGATAATCTGATAGTATCGGTATAAATTTTTCGTGATTCACCAGCAAGAAGTGATGGAACCGCTTTAATATAATCTTGTGATTTATGGTAAGGAAGTGTTTGAAGTCGTGGAATTGGTTGTGTTAAATCTGGTGAAAGATATGACACGAGCAATTCTGGTCGTCTTCCATCACTCAACGAGACGGTGACATCTGTGATAGGTGCCCCAGCAGAAGAATGAGACCAAAATGTTTTAAATGCTTGTTTCCATCTGTAAGCAATGTTAATTTGATTTACTCTAACAAAACCTTGTTCTTGATGCCCCAAACCATTATAAAATGGAGACATCATAAGAGGTTCTACAATTGTATAACGAAGGTGATTTGGTGCAATCACTTCATACGAAAATCCACCCCGAGGGGTTTCTAATGAATTTTCACCATATTCAGCAAGAACATTTCTTGCACTTCCGTAGGTCGTCCAATCGCTATAATTTTGATATTGGTCTGGTTGCGATGTAGTAAGCGACCACGTTCTATTACGGTCTTGTGCGCAGTTTCCATAGCACAAAAATGCGTGGATTTTATCACCAACATTATCAGAAATACTTTCGCCATTAATTTGGACGGTTAAAACGTCAGTAGATGCTGTAAGAGGAAATTGACGAGGTGCATCATTAGTTCCAACTTGAAAATCGCCACCAGTAGAAACAACATCTAAATACATTCTAACTAAAAACAATCTATCTACAATAGTATCTGGTGATGGTGGATAAACTGTCCAAAGTGCTTGATTAATATCAGCACTATCTGCTACATTTACTTGTTCTGTTACTCGCAATGCTCCTTGCAGAACGATATGATTAATTTCGCTGTCATGTTTAATATCCACACGTGGTTCTAAAACTCTAATGGATTGCATAATTAATTGGTTTATATATTAACAATATAAAAAAATTTTAGTAATTCACGAAAATTTTATAATGTTATTATATAAACTGTGAAAATGTCGTCATATTGGGATACACTCTATTATTATTTAGGATATGAAATAGATTATTCACCGAGTGATGAAGATATAAAAAAACGTCACGAAATGCTTACGCAAGTAAAAAAAAGTAAATTAAAATTAAATAATGTTGATGTTATTGATAAAACAAAAACATTATTAAATGAAAAAGATTGTATATCATTATTACATGAAATGAATGAAAAAAATGAAAAAAAACTGGAAGAAGAATTAGAAGAAGTTTTAGAAGAATTAGAAAATAATACAGTTTTTACAGAAGAAGAAAAAGAACAAGAATTTACTGCCGATGATGTCAAAAAATTTATTGAAGAAACATATAACGAAAAAAAAACTTTTGATATTGAAGAAAAAAAAAGAAAAGTCCAAGAAAGAATTAATAAAAGAAATACTTAATATTTAAGTTTTTTTATCATCACCATCACTATAAGATATTAAACCACTACACCTCTCCCACAATAACGCTTTTTCAGCATCTTCTAATGTTTCATAAACTTTTATCTCGTTGTAGTAATACATACCGTAAAAACTGTATGTCATTGTTGCTACAAATAAATTTTTTTTTTTCTCTATTTTACATTTTATAAACATTTTATTTAACATATTATATTAATTAACATTTTTTTTTTTAATATGATATATTTATACCATATACACACTAAAATTTGCAGAACCGATATTTGTCCCAACAGCAGTATGACGAATTGCTATTTTTGTACCAGCAACTAAACTAACTGGTGCGAATGTATGAACTCCACTTCCACCAGCAAGTAAAAATGTTTGGTCTATTGCTCCATTAATTAATAACTCCATTTGCGATGTTGCGTCCCCATTTTGTGTATTATAGGACATATATTGGATGATTGAATTAACTGGAACTACGAATTGATTATCATATCCCAATACATTATTAGTAGCAAGATTAGCATCTCCCCAAACTTCTGCGAGTTTTGGAGAAGCACCCATATTACCACCTAGACCGAGGATATAACCAGATGGGGATTTAAATGAAACATTTTTAGTAAATTGGTCATATACGAGAACATCACCAGACACAGCACCAGCAGAAGTATCTGGGAGTATATAATTATTTGGTGCAATTCCAATAGAAACTTTACAGTTTTTAATTTCCAAATCCTCACCAATTTTTAATTTTTGTGTAAATGCTGTTTCTCCAACATTAACAACTGAAAATAATAAACTACCACCAGCATTAGTTGGTGTTTGATTTTCAGTGCATTGACATTCTATTTTAGCAACTGGGTCATATGAAGTTCCATTGTAAGCACTATAAAAAGTTCTTCCTACGTAATCACCATTAGTTAGAGCAGTTGGTGTTGCTATGTTTCCGTTTGCTCTTTCAAAAAAAATGCTTGCTGAATTTATATCCGTATATGCTTGTCTCAAATATGTAATACCTTCAAACATATCAAACTGTGAATTACTATTTTTTGAAAAAATTAAATGCGAAGCACTATCTGTAATTGTATAACTATCCATTTTAACTTCTCCATTCAAATTTAAATCATTAAATGTTGGTGATGCAGTTGTTTTAACACTTTGGTCTATGTTTAAATTATAATCAGTTTCTAATTGAAATACATCAACACCATCAACAAGACCATCTTTAAGAATAACACCATCAACAACAACACCATTATCTAATGTTTTTTCATTAATATTATTAGTTAATATTGAATTTAAACCCATATCTAAATTACCAGTCATAGAATTTGTCCCATCTATATTTAATTTATTTGTTTTTAAATCACCAATATCACTAATATTATCTGCTATATTTGTTTCTGTATATGTTGATTGTTCTGCTGTTGTTCCATCAACAGAAGAAAATTTAAGCAATTGTCCGCTTACTGTTGGTGGAACTCCATTGTAAGTAATTCCAGCACCGCCAGTATCATCTGGCGACCAAAAACACGCCCCATTACCATCAGTATGAAGTGAATAATTCGGTTGCCCTAAATCTGGTGTTGAATAATTATTACCAGCAAGAACAGCATCACCTAAAACATCTAAATTATTAGCAACATTTATATCATGTGCTTCTATATTAGCACCAGTTGGCATTGACATATTACCACATTCCATTGTATTACATACTAAATTATTGCATCCAATTTCTAAACCTATATCCAATCCTAATTGAGAATTTTTTAATTTGTTTAATGACATTATTATATTATAAACATACATAAAAAATTATGTTGTTTCATCGTCAAAAACATCTTTTAAATGTCTAAACATTTTTTTTCTAAATTTTAATTTACATGTTAAAACATCTCCGTTTGATATTTTAATAGGATATGTTCCTCCGTCTCTATCTTCCCAAAATATTGATAAGTCTATTTCTCGCAATGGATATTTTGATAGTAAATCATAATAGCGTAGTGGTCCTTGTGGAAAAAATTGTATTGTTTGTCTTGAAGCACTTCCTTTTTCTGGTTCAAAATCTGTAATAATTCTACGTATTTGATTATTTTGTGCTGATAAAAATTCTGGATTAACTGGTATAGCATTTGTTTCAAATTGGACGCTTTGGAGTTCGCTCCATAAATAAGTGGTTTCACTATCTTGTTCTGTTTTTAAATAATTTACTCCACCAATATCAACTTGATTAAAATTATTTTTCTCTATAACAAATCTATAATTTAAAAATGGCGGTAGAGGCGACCCAGACACATATCTAAATGTTGGCATTAGTCGTTGTATTCTTTCGTTAATAACAATTTTAATAGTATTAACACCATTAGAACTCGCATATGTATCATCAGTATATAAAGACAATAAATTGGTTTTATTATCAAAACTAAAAAATGGTGGTGCTAAATTTGGAACTAATGGTTTTGCAAGTTTCATTTGGTTGTATAAATCTACCATTGTATTATTAAGCATTTCTACCATTTCTAAATAACTCCATATTGTATCACGTCCATATAATTGCACCTCTTCATTTGGTATAAATGATAGAGGTTCTTGTATAAAAGCGCCATCATATTCAAATAAAATGCTCATATCATCTCTATAAAACATTATTGGAATATTATAAGCGGGTATTGAAAAACGAGCAACAGTTAATTCATACTGACTGGGATTATCCAAAATTGTTTGAACTCTTGTATCATTTATTTTAGCATCTATGTTATATGCTTCTGGGTTTCTTAAAGTAATATTATAATAAACTGTGTCATCTGGGTCTCTAAATCTGTCTGGTTTATTCATTGTTTTATATATTAAACAAATATAAAATTTATTTAAAAAATTTACATAAAATATGTTAATGCCGAAACATACCAATCCGCATCACCGTTTTTATTACAACATAATAATTTCGTAAATTTTTCAATACTCATATTTTTCAATAATATACGAAGTGCAACCCATCTGCCACATGTATTTACATCTTTCTTAAATTTTTGTAATTTTGTTAAATTTGAACTAACTCTATATCCTCCGCTCTGTATTAATGCTGTTAAATGTGGTTGTATTTGATTTTCTGAATTTCTTCTAATATGCATTTCATTTATAAGGTTTAATTCCTCATCAACTTTGAACCCATAAGGGTCAAAAAATTCAAGACTATTAATACCTCTTTTTATCAAACATACCCAGTGACCATATCCTTCTCTTGTTTCATAAAGAATTACTAAACTTCCATAAGGTTCCAAAAATGGTTCTAAACTTGTAGCATTATGTAATTCTTTATATTCTATAATTTTTACTTTTCCTTTTGTAATTCTTAAAATATCTTCGTTTGATAAATCTTTTTTTTCAGCATTTTTAATAATATTTTGCATTATATATTAAATGCTGTGATTTTTATTTTAAATTTTTTTTCAATATTTTTAATACTTTCTTTCATTGTTGGTTTATTCCATAATAACCAACGAGACCAAAAACCAGCAGTTATTATACCAGTTTTTTTCCAATTTTCATTTTTTTTATGTCTTAATAAATATCGTTTCATTCTTTCTTTGTCTTTATGAATGGTATAATCACTATATCCTTTTGCACCAAAATCAATATTTTTACCTCCAACTATTACACGATATTTTTTAGTTTTTTTAGGACTTTTTAATAAAATAATATCCATTTGTATATTAATTAATAGTATTTTATTTATCATATTCATCATGTATAATATACGCCCCCTTTTCATGCATTATGTAATTTGGATATGTTCTATAAAAGCATATCCACCGAGATTTTAATTTAAATATTTTTTTTATTTGGTCGTCTTCAAGACCACCATAAACTTTTAGAAATCTTTTTATGTGATATTTACCACCTCCTCCACGAGGGAAAAAACATACTGATGTTGCTTCGTTTAAAATTCGTTTTGTATTGTGATTATCCATAAATACATGTGAGGTTACTACTATATTTATATTCGAATGTCTTCCTTGTTCCAATAAAAAATCTCTAAATCTTGCTACATAATTTTTAATTAATGGATTTCTTATAGTATCAACATCATCAAATACTACCACACTATCTGCGAGTTCTTCTGGTTGTATTGGGTCGTTTAAAATGTCTTCTGTTATATCTATTCTAACTGGGTCATATTTATCCAATGATTTATCTTCATTTACAGAAGAAAATAAATAAAATTCATTATTTTTGTATTTTTTTAAATATTGTTTTACCCATTGTGCTGAAAAATATGATTTACCAGCACCAGTTGGTGCTGAAACATACATTATCTCAATTTGGTCTTTTGCTGAATGTGGCAATGGTTGTAATATACCGTTGTCTGGTATTTCAAAATTCATCTCCTTTTCATCATCCGTATATTTATCATGTAAAAATAATACTCTTTTATCATAACGACCCCCTTTAATTATTCCTATTTTAATTCCTCCTTTTTTTAATGAAAGCATTGTATATATTATATACGAGTATTTTTTAATTTTTGTTTTTTTTTCGTATTTTTATATATAAAGATTAGAAAAAAAATTAAGCATTCATATTTTCATTTAATTTTTGCCTTTTCATTAATGTTTCACTTGATACAGTATAAGGTGCTCCTTTTAGTGCAATCGCCATATTTCCGTATCGTGTTAATGCTGATTGCTCTATCCTCCTTCTTTTGTTGCTTTTTCTCAAA